ACCCAACATCCTGATGGCATAGAATGGGTTGTTAAAGTTAACTGCTCACGAGTTAAAACGTAAGAACGTATCATAGACATAAGTAGGACATGTAATATGCGCTTATCTTCATTACTTCCTTGAAACCTACACAACACTACATCAGCTATCAAATCTTGCAATTGTGAAGGTGCACTTCCATCATAAGATCCAAAATCTCCATCGAATATTATCTTATTCACCGTCAATTTATTATACAATTGTTCAAAATCTAAATAAGGATTCATTCCAATAGCAATTCCATTATTCCACATCTCTTGTTTAAGATATACAAATAATTCAGCCAAGTACTGCTTCACTAAAATAGTATGGTGTAAAGGTAACACTCTGAACAATCTAGGTTTATCTATTTTTTCCGTAGTACGCAATTCGTCTTTTAATGCTTCTTTACACAATATATCTCTGGGATGTAAATTATTATTTAACACAGCTGACTTAAAACTTTCTATTTTTTCTTCTAATAAAGGTTTTATAACCTGAGCTTCAAAATCAATATATAATGTTTTATCCTTCTCATACCCATATCCATTAGCAGAATCCTTATTTATTTTTCTAATATCTGCATTTCCAAATACTGCTTCTTGTAATGATATCTTTTCAAAAGACGGTGGCATCAAGCTTTCTAAACATTCACGCACGTAAACGAGCTCTTCCTGTTTAATATAAGGGATAGGTTTATAAGATTTTTTTGATAACTCAATGGTAGTTTTTTGTCCATATACACTTAAGTTAGCCGGAGCTTTCGATACTAATGGCGCTATAACACCTTTCATTTCTAAAGAAGTCAACTCGTTACAAATAGCTTCATCTTTAATGTCGAACAAATCACTTTGAACGATCTTGGATTTACCTCTACCATTAATAGGTTTTAGATCTGTATTAAACAGTCTAATTCCAGAATACGACGAATAATTATTATCTTTTAAATCATAGTCAACTACCGAACACGTATTATCTTTAAACATAGCTTCTATTTTCTTCAAAGTTCTCTCACTCCATATTTTTATAATTCCTTCATTATTATTGCCGCATACATGATGACCTCTTATATTGCCTAATTTATCTATTAGCGCTGATCCACACATACCTGAAATACTAACAGGATAGCTAATGGTTTGTCCCGCTGTCATAGCATACGTTTTAGTACCGGCTTGATATTTTACCATGTGTTTTGTGACACTACTATTAATCCTATTATACAACGGTAACTCAAGAGTAGGATTGATCACAAACATGACGTCTCCACCTTTTATATTAACTTCTGCTTCATTTACATTAAATTTAAATTTTTTAATAGGTGTAATTGGAAATCTATCACATTTCAATATACATAAATCCTCTTCTGGTAGTCGCGTCTCTATTTTACAAATTAAATTGTTAAACATAATATTATCCTTTTCTAAATCAGTAAAAGTCTTGTATATATTTAAGACGGGATTTTCTCCCACTAAATGGTCGTTTAATAATATTGTATTACCACTTATAATACAATGAGCTACATGCTCTACTTCTATCCCATCTATTTGCGACATACATTTGACAACAAATGTGTGTTCCTTAATACGTCCCTGAATTGGATCTAAATTAACACCATTTTTATCTTGCACTTCATATAACTCTTCCTGTATACTCATTGTGTCATTCCTAAAAAACCAATATAAACCTACAGAGAAGATTAATCCTACTAAAGCTACAACAAGATTTCCACTCGTTATATGCTCAAAAGTCATAGCCAAAAAACTTTTACATTTATCTACTAAGAACCTAAATACAGTTTCAGTGCTTAAATAAACATTATTAAGTATGGTTTTAACCGAATCCGCATAAAATTCGCACTTATTCTTAAAAGAAAAACCATCGTATGAAGTTTCACAACTTTTATTATCATCTATAGTCAACTCTCCAGCATTAAAAGAAAACCTTTTCGGTGGTGAATACATTTGCGCTTCAAAATATTCCTCAATATTCTCATTCACTTTATTAAGCATTCCTTCTAATCTCTGTTTACTCGTTGTATTTTGTAAGGAATATTTTTTGTTCATCTCTAAAGCATATTTTATTATAGAATACACCCATACAACAATCTTGTCCTCATCTTCTTCATTATGAAACTCACCTTGACACGCTAACGGCATACGGCAATTTTTCATACTATCAATAAACTGAATCTTCCACGTACCATCTTTCTTAAAATCATACTTCCTATAATTGAGATCATACCTCTCTGTAGATTTAAATTGTATTAAATGTATTCTTCTAAATAAAGCCTCAGGTGTAGAAATACAATCGCGATCTGTAAAAGCCTGTAAATTTGACAGATTATTAGTTGTTCCAAGAATTAACTCTGAATTAAAGAACTTTGTATTTTTCTTTTCTGCAGTTGCACAATCAAGAGGGACTTTTACGGGGGACACAAAATTTATAATAGATCTCCATTGAGAAGTTCCTTGCTGTCCTATATCATCAACAACCATTACATCTTGATTCTCATAATCATCATAAAAATCTTTAGCACATTCAATAGATGGAAAAATATGTGTATATACAGATTTATTATCCTCCTTCATTAATTCTACTAATTTGTTCATCATTGTCGATTTTCCACTTCCTGCTATTCCTTCAAACATAAAACAAACAGGTTCTACTTTTGAGCTAATTGTAAAAGTTTTAGCATACTTGACTATATTAAATTTAAACGCATTAACTATCTCCTTCATATGCTTAAATTCTGGATTACATAAAAATTTTAAAAAATCAGGATTATTCAATTTTCCTTCTACCTGCAATACTTCTTCCCTAAATTTAATATTCTGCATTATATCTGGTTTCTTATAATATCTAGTATACAATTCACTAACTGTATCTGCTGTTTCCAAGTGTACTATAAACGAAAAGTTTTCTTCCAAGAATTGTTTAATAGACATTAATGTTTCATTTTCAGGATAAAGTCTACCTATATAATTTATCATATCAAAAATTAAATTAAAAAATTTTCTTAACAACGTCACTAATAACGAAGAATTAACTATTTTTGAAGTAGCTAAGCTTTGAAAAATTTGTAATTTCTGCACTATCTCTCGGGGCATCCCCATCATAGCTACACCTAAAGAAACATCATAAATATTACTTTGTCTTTCATATCTGTGTGCATTTCTAAAGTCTACAAAACGTATTATTAATGAATATATGCGACACAATATTGTTAACCACGCTGACATTCCTTTAAATCCAAACATATCAGCCATTAAACACGAAAAATCAATAATAAAAGAATTCATATGTGGATTATTATAATTAGCACTAATAGCTCTAACAAATTCTATTTTATCCTTAAAAAATTGGTATATATCTCGACATGCTGTAATCAAAAATTGAGGGCTATAATTTTTTACATTAAATGTTTCTTTGGCCAATTTTGAACGCAAACTATAATATTTAACGCCATCTAGACATTTAATCTTTTTTACAAAAATCTTATGTGTATCAAAAAATTTTTTAGTTACTCTTACGCACTCATTATCCTTATTTATAATAAAATACTGTTTGGCGTAAGTGTTATCTTTTTGCATATTCTTATGATTATATGCACTTACTTGGTGCATTTTAAAATTGCAGTAAAACTCATCTTCGGAGTAATAATTATTTATTGCAGATTCTTCCACTGATTCATTACTATATTGAGAAAACATTTTTATATAAGGGTATTTTATGTAAAATACCAAACTTGCTGCCTTCAAGCTATATCAATTCTCCAAAAAACATCTAAAATAAATACGATTAAACTTTCTACAACTCTATGGCCTCTTTGTGTAAATTAAGTTCCCTGCTAGAACTTAATCCTCACTAGCTTCTTTTTCATAATGCTTTGTAATTGAGTTTACTTAAACAGTTATAACCCCATAAAAATGTTCACAGATCATGCTCAACTTAGATGTTATGTTTTAAATCACAAAACATTTATCTTTTTCAACTAGTAAAACAGATGTTCAGCTTAAGATTGGGAGTGGGATTAACCAATCTCCGATTAAGGCACAGTGTACCCTTAGATTTGTATAATCATATAACTTTCTTTAAGATAGTGTATAGTTTCATAGATTCATGATATAGTTAAATTTAACATGAAGTTTTAAATCATTTCGGATTCTGATTAACGATACATTTAACGGAAAGAGAAAGACTTTCACTTAGCCATAAGCAGCTACCTGTTTAATTTAAACGCTTAACTCGCTGACCTAGTATGTACAAATATACTTCTGCACGCCACGTACAGAAATATACTTACGAGTACAGAATTTTCTTAATCTTTCAAATGAAAGCGCATTACATCCCAAATAAATATATTTATCTGAAATGCTGACTCGTGATACAAGACTACCACATGTATCACACATATTAATATCTTTCCTAACAAGATATTAAATGAAGAAAATTCTATAAAATTAATTAATTTAACGATTCTTCGTCAACGAGAATAAATAAAGTGTATATAATATACCTATTATTGAAATTGTAAATGTGGAATCGAAATACCACAATACAAAAGCGATAACAAAGCATATTACTT